TACCGCGCATCGATGTTGTAGTTAACGCGAAAATCTGGCGGAGCACTCAGAGACGCCACAGTGCGATCATGGTCACGGTCTTCGGCGGTGCGTTTACGGCGCCCTTGCGCAAGATGCCTTTGAAGCTCACGGTGCATGCGGTAGGGGTCAGTAAATAGCTCGCCCATCTCTTCCTGGCGTTGTGCTTGCTCTGCGTGTTCACGCCGCCCCGCTTCAGCGCCTAAAGGACGCCCTGTGAGAGCACCCAATGTACCCGCGCCCAGGGCTCCTATAAGCATAGGAAGGCCGGCGGGACGCTGGAGCGCTTTTGCAAGGCCGTAGCCAGTCCCTAAACCGAGAGTCCCGCCAATAGCCCCGCCGCCGAGGGTACCCTCTAATCTTCTTTGCTCCATGAACTCCTGTTCGGGAGATATAGGGGTGGAGATGGCGCGCTGTAAATACGAGTCGAGTTCTGTTTGACGCATGCTTTCGGGGAACTCGGGGTCCTCTAGCATTTGCCGTTCCCCGTAACCTAAATCGGGGAGGCTGCGTAGCCCTAGTTTCTCAAAAGCCGCATGATTGCCAGAGGCATATGACAGTTTTAGAAAAGAGTTCATGGTGCCCTCAGCTGTGATGGAAACGACTTACGTTGCGGTACCCAGAGCTTAAGTTGCCGTAAGCACACTCTAGGTTGTTCTGGGTTTTGATACGTGTGACCAGCTGCATCCACTCTTGGTTTAGCGTTTGATACAGCGAAATGTAAAGAGGATACTTATCGTCGATTCCGATGGGCGCAACATCACCGTCTTGGTATGTTGCTTGGTTTCGGAGTTGTAAGATAGCACAGCTATTGATCAAATAAGCCGCTACCCCTAGAAGAAGGATGTATTGCAGGTGCGTGGGCCATGTCTGGGGTCCAAGCATTGTTTGGGGAGTAATGGCATTGTACTTAGACGTTACCATTTCGATCCCTTGATTGATGTCATCAAGTGTGAATTCGACAGTGTCCAAGAGGATGTTTTTATCTGGGTAGTCCAGCATGAATCTGCGGACTTGATCTACGGTTAGGATTACCGGGGTAGCGGGGGTGGCGACTACAGGCACTTAAGACAAGTCCCATCCGAGCGCGAAGGTAGCGCGTAGAATACCCGTACTCGCTCCTGTACTTATGAAGTATAAATGCTGGCCTGGATGAAGAAGTACGCAGGGGTCGCTTACTCGGATGTCATAGGTCTTCGAGATGTACTGAGTCGCGGTGAAGGAATCTGCGATGATATCCCCTTCGCGGTAGAGAGGCGCGTCGCTTGCGGCATAAGGTTCGCCGCTAGTGTTATCAGGACGTCCTGCGGTGCCATCGTAACCGGCTACGTGCACCGCTAGTGTCGCAGAGGCCCCTAGGTTGGCCGCTAAGTGGGCTAGGCGTATGGGTCTACCTGTGTCTGGGGGGCAAACGATGCGTCCACCGGTAGCCTGTTGCGGGTACTTGAAGATCCCTCGGTCCATGACCAGGAACGGCCCCGGACCCCCTAGGTCATCACTGGCTTGGGCATCGCTAAATTGGTTGGCAGCGGATAATGAAATCTGAATAGTGGTCAGGTTTCCAAATCTGATACCTGCAGTGGTCCTTGGAGTACCCATGTTTATACCGTTACCTCTGTAGTATCCGGACCAAATTCATTGGTCTTGTGATACACGATTGTATATGTTTCGCCCGGCTCTACAAAGATGGGAGTGAGCCAAGTGCCGCCTGTGTTTGTAATGGTGGACCCCACCACGTTGGTTAACTGGTTAGTATCCCAGTCGATTTTTCTGTACACCCGTATTGTAGCACCCCCGATGGGGGTACCGCCTTGTGATACGTATTGTAGAGTGTTTTGTCCGGCAGTATCCGCATTCAAGGCTATAAAGTATAATGTAGGTACTTCTACGGGTTCGTTGCCGGCTTTGAAAGGGGTGGGCGCTTCGTCTTCGGCGGTGTTTCCGAAAGCATCTAGTACCCGTAGCCGGTAGTAGCGGTACGGGACTTCTTCGTCATCATAAAAAAAGACGCCCTCGACCCCGTCGTAGTTAGTCCCGGGTATTTGATGCAGTACTTGGGTAAGTAGAGTGAAGGCGCCAGCTATCCCAGTGTCGCTAAACAAGATGTCATAAGCGACAATATTTGGCGCAGTGCCGGGAAACCATTTGATGCGCTGTGTTGCCACTATTTTCAGTCTTATGCTTGGCTTGTTGTCATCAGCAAAACGCGCGCAGCATCTCAAGGATGTGCGCGCGTCTTAGTGCGGGAGATGCGAAGCAGTTATTTTTTACTGCGTCTACGTCTGCGCTTGGATTTCTCCTCCGGCACATGCTCATCGGAGGGGGGTGCAGGTTCGTCGGAGGGAGGTGCAGGCTCCGTGTCAACAGAGGCAGGGGCCGGTACTTCCGCTGGAGCAGGCGCGGGTTTCGGCGCGGGCTTCGGCGTAGCTTTAGGTACCGGCTTTTTAGCCGCTGGTTTTTTAGGAGCAGGTGCGGATACAGGGGTAGGAGCCGGGGCCGCAGCAGGGCTTGTGACAGCGGTCCCGTCCCGGTTTACCTCTTCTAGCATGCGCTGTGCGATATACTTTTTGACTTGCGGATGAGCAAGTGCAGTATCTGTCACACAGCGACGAGAGAAGCTACCTTGGTTGAATATCAGGGGCTGTCCTGCATAGTCTTTGACCTCGCGGATCTCCAACGTGCAGGGCATTGCCAATTTTAGCCAGTGTAGCTTCATCTCGTCACCTAACGTTAGGGGTTAGGCCGCAGCCATCAGGTGATGTCTACGCGCACCATCGAAGCGGTGTTGCCGATACCGATGCCCGGCGCCGCGTACGAATGGAAGAAGATCATATCCGCTTCCTGCTTGATGAACAGTGTCGCGTCCTGCAACAGGAAGAAGTTTCCGAAGAAGTTCTCTGGCGCGAACATGTACATCGAGTGCGTAGCGCCACCTTGCGGCGTGAGGATATCTGTCTTGATAGTCGAAACTACCGGGATACCCCACAGGCGCTCTTCCTTTTCGATGCCCTCACGGTAGTGAGCGGACGCCACGTCGTCACCGACGCTGGTTGCAGGCAGATCAAGCGCTTCGTAGTAGGTCTGCTTGGTCATCAGGATTTTGCCGATGGGCAAGCGGCGTCCGACAAGGTTTTGGAACCCTGCTTTGAACGCAGCCGAAGTAAACCCTGCGGCGGCGACTACCTGCGCCGGGAGCCCGGCTAAGAGGGAGTTGACCGTGCCGAGGAACTTGATGTCCTCTTGATCTGCCATGTCCTTAACAGAGTTATCCGAGAGGATCTTTCGGATGTCGTTCTGGTAGGTCATGAGCTCGAACTTGCTCTTGCGGAACCGCTGAGACTCCGTCTTACCAAAGAAGACAGCGTAACGCGGACCGCGGAAGAGTGTTCGGGGACCTGTGCCGTAGAAGGGGACGAACGTCGCTACGGAGTCCGGCTCCTTCTCAACGATCTTCTTGGGCTGGTCAGTGTTTTCGTCACGATCGATCTCGTCGTCGGCCAACAGGACCGGCGGGAGAATCTCACGGACGAAAGCCTCTTGGCGCATCTTGGTCCGGATGAAGGCAGACCCCTCTTCAGTGGCCTCCTTCACTCGGCCCTGCTCCAACTTTCTAACAAAGTTAGAGTTAATGAACTGCGCCGAGACCTTCTCGGTTTCAGTGCGGTATGAAGGGCTGCTCATTACTATCTCCGTGTCCTAAGCCTAGATCAGAGATCCAGCTCTACAACGAGGGTACCGTCGCTAGCGACGTTATTCTCTAAAACTGTACCAATTACCTGCGTCGTGGCGGCAGCGCCTGCGTCCGTCAAGAGGCCAGCAGCGTACGATACCTTGCCGTTAACCGGGAAAGTCTGAGCGGCGGCCAGCTTGTCAGTCTTCACGGTCAAGTTGCCGCGGACTACCACAACCTTTTCAACAAACTGTGCGGAGGTGTCTTGACCATTGCCTTCAACAACTACGTAGACTAGTAGCGGCTGTGCTGTGCCTAATGTCACGTCCGCGGGAGACGTAGCAACGTCGACCTCGCCAGCAGTGTTGATATCTACGATGTTTCCGGGTAGAAGCGTCGCGAACACGCCTCCGGGGGAAACCGGGGGGAGCGACTGGTCGATGCTGGCATCGCCACCCGGCTCCCAGCCCCGGAGGACATCGAACTTGTCGTTTAGGTTCGCCATCTGGGTTTATCTCCTGAGCCTACTCGTTAATGATCCAGCTAAGGAACTTGTCTTCTGCATGCGCAGCTGCTTCCTTAACCGTACGTGGATTTGGGTTATCTGAGATCTCTGCAGGCCCGCCTAAGGATTCAGGTGAGTCTCCAGTATTGTTGGCTACCTTCAGTAATTGATCAAGGGCTTCTTGGTCAAGGTTGGCCAGCTTATCTCGTAGATTATTAGGGAGGCTTTCTCCCGTAGAGGTCTCATAACGCGACGCGAACTTAGAGATACGCTCGTTGCGCGCTGAGGTTTCTTGCGCGGACTTTGTGTACTCGATGTCGTCTATGTATTGTGCGACTGAATCGAGGATGTCTGCGACCTTTTCGTAGTTGACATTACTCACTTCAGGCCCTCCGTCAAATGGCTAAGCCCGACGGCAGCAGTAAGCATTTGGGCAGCCTTGGTAAGACGAATCTCTTCGTTGGTTGCGCCTTGCTCACGGATTTGCTGTGCAACCTTACGGAGCTCGTTGCCGAGTGCGCTGGCAGTGCGATTCATCGGTTGGACCGCGCCGGACTGTGTCATGTTGGAAGCGGCCTGGGCAGTGTTGCTGCCGACATTGGACCCAAGCATTCCACCCGCGATACCGCCGAGAGCTGTTCCTACCCCAGGCATGATCATTGTGCCTAGGGCACCTCCCGCTACAGCGCCGGCACCCATGCCAGCCAGGCCGCCGGCAGTCTGAGCGCCAGTGGTGTTGCCGCCAAACACGGCGACTTTGGCACCGGCAATGACAGTCTGTAGATCCGCGTTGGTAACGGCGGTATCTTCATAGCTACGGATGTTAGTGGCGGCCTGCTTAAGCGCTTCACCAATTTCCGTCTTGAGGCCAGGGACCTCAGAAGCTGTCTTCTCCCGAGTATCTTCCGCTACGGAAGCGAGTACTTCACGGGTCAGCTGGTTTATGTCTACGTACTGAGACATGTGTTACTTCGCGTTAGCTCGCTGGGCCTGCTCAACTAAATTGTGCGCAACCATCTGACCAGCGTAGTGAATCTCAGACGCAGTCTTGTGGATGGCTGCAAGTTGATCCTTGTAGCCTTCCTCGTATTGCGCGTTAGCATGTTTTTCCATGTCTGCGACTGCTTGCTGGTACCCAGCCTGGGCCGCTTCCTTCACAGTACCTTCAGCGGGCACCGAGGCCATCTTTACGCCTTGAGCGCTGAGAGCACTGTCGTACGCTGCAAAGCGCTCCATGAATCCATCGGCGAGGGCGGCTCCCATAAAATGGGCTTGCTTGACGAGTTGCGTCTGCTCAGCTTCTTGCGCGCTTTTGGCCATGGATTCGAGCGACGCCGTGGGGGCAGGCGCGGCCACAGACGCTGTCTTGGACGTAGCGTCAGCCACGGCACGGACCTGCTCCAGCATACGTGCTTCTACAGACTCTGTAGCTGTCACAGCCGCAGTTTTTTCTGTGGTACCAGGATCCGAATCATCAAGGCGACTGAGGATTCGGGTAAATGCATTTTCGTTCGACATTACGCCCTCTCTGAAGGGTTTCGTGGTTAATGATAGGCTAGAGGGTTTCTAAACGCAAGAATAGAGATTCCAAGTGCTTGCGCGGTCTTGTCTAGGTCTAGGTTGGGCCCAATGAAGGGGGCCATAGCGTCATGTACTTCGGCAGACTTTAGGTTAGCGAGGAATGCCGCAGCGTACTTTTCCGGTAGAGGAGTGCAAGGCCCATCTATGGATCGACGCCGAGTATACATGATCTCCGGCGCAATAACAGAGGCTCTTTTGGGTACCATCTCTGTCCAACCCGAAATCGTTTCCCCCTGATCTGTCAGAACACGGGGCCCTACAGGTTCCGGCGATCTGAGAATACGGTGGGCCCCTAGTGTTCCGAGGCCAAGCCCGGTTGCAGCCGTAGCCAACTGAGGTAACCCGCGTAATTTTTTACTGAGTCCCATACCCAGTGCGCCCGCACTGAGCAGAGCACCCCCGCCCAGCATCGCGGTGCCAGAGACAGTGTCTAGTCCCTTACGCTTTAGGGCGTGCCGCGCTAGGGCGTCATGGGTTTTTTGAACGGTCCCATAGTTAGTCTCGTACTGTTGGCCAGTATTAGGGTCTGTCCAGGTAACCATGTCTGTTAAGCCGCGCTCATCTGCGCGGAGACCTGCAGGTACGGTCTGGCGATATAAGTAGTCCTGGGTTACAGAGCTAGGCGTATATGCAGCTAGTTTTTCGGCCAGTGCCGGGTTAGGGGTCGTAGGGGTGTCCAGGTGACCTAGTTTCAATAGTGTGTCGTAGAAACGAGGGTATTCACTAAATACACGGTAAATAAGACCTACGTGGCTACTTGCAGATTTTACCGTTGATTTATCTATTTGCGATTCTTTCCCAGGGTGCATTCGGCCCAGGAAGTATTTAAGTAATTCCCCAATACCTAGAGGTAGCCCTAAGCTATCTGCAGTGCTTAATGCGTCCGAAGGTTTGTACGCTATCATCATGCGTACTACTTCAGGTCCTGACTGCTTATCTTTGGGGGGGCACTCTTTTGTGTAGCGTTCAATGAGGCGGGCGTCATCTTTATCTAGGTTAGACACGGATGCCGCAGGCTTCCCACTAATTATTTTTTCGATATCCCCCGCTTTACGCATGGTCGCTGCTTTG